GGAAGATTAATAGTATTTGTATGATCAGTATTTGCAAAGCCAACCGTTGCCTTTACTTTACCGTTGCCAGTATCAGCCAATACATAAGCAGTGCCGCTACCGTTTATAGCACTACTGCTGCTGTTATTGTAACCATTGCTGCTTGTTTGACCATAGTAACCAGCAACACCCCAAACAATACCGCCTTCACCAACATCTTGATGACCGAAAGAAATGCCTTCGCCACCGATATTGCCGCTAGCAGTCTTACTAAATGTATAAGATGGAGTTGCCCAACTTCCGTTATTTTGGAAGAATGGATCAATCATAAACAGGTTGCTGTTTTGATAATCAACGCTATCTTTCATACCTTTTACACTGGCAGTTGCAGTTGCACTTACTGGTGTTGCTACTACTTGTGTGCCACTTGAAGTAGCAGTAGTAATTTGATCAGTAGTTACATTATTTGATGATACCTGATTTGTAGTATTAGTAGTTGTTACTGTTGAACCATTAGCAGTGGTAGTTGAACCATCGCTATATGATGTAACAGTAGTTGGAGTTGTATTGATTACTGTTGTTACAGGAGTTGTGTTTGTAGTAGTTGTAATAACAGGAGTGTCGGTTGTAACGGTAGTAGTATATGGAGTTGATACTGTAGTTGTATCAGTTCTTGTAACACTAACATTATTACCGCTATTAGTACTTGCAAATGCAGTAGCATGTGTTGTTGTTGAAGTTCCAGCAATAATAGTTGCTGTTTCTACTGGTGTGCCATAAGCCACGCTAGTAGTTGTAGTAGTTGCGCCATTGGTTGATGTTGATGTTACAATTGGAGTGCCTGGTGCAGTTCCCGTAACAGTCACGCTTGGAGTCCATAGCATATCAATCTGATTGCCATTTTGTGTAATTGCCCAATTGATATTGCCGATAGAGCCACTAGTTGTTACAAATGCACCGCTAATACCGCCGCTTGCGCTGATGATACTTGTGTATGGTGAGTTTAGTGTAACATTAGTAGTTTGACCACCGACAATGATTGGAACATACGTTGCGCCACCACCGAGAGTTAAACTACCATTGACGGCAACTTGACTATATGATGGACCGTTATATGTTGTGCTGAACACGCCATTATTAACAAATGCACCATTGATAGTAGTTGTTCCTGCTCCGCTTACGAATGTACCATTGTTTGTTACAGTATTTGCACTGATAGTATAACCAGTATTATCTGTTAAACTACTATTTGCATTAATTGTAACATTGCCAATAGTTTGGAATGTAAAGGCACGAGGAAAGTTGCCATAAGTGCCGATAGGCGCACTGGTATTTGCAGGATCACCAATGTTACCTTGTAAGGTAGCAGTTGCTGCGCTTGCATTAGTTCCAATATTAACATTAGTAGAATTGGTGGCATCAGTTGAGCGAATAGCACCCACTTGACTGCCATTGCCTAATAAGTTATATGTGCCATTAGTAGATAGTTGAACATCGCCTGTGATTGTGCCAGCATTATTAATGATTGCACCAGTATTATTTGTGCCTAAATTAACAATTGCTAAACCACTGCCGCCAGTGATTGTGCCGCTTGCATTATTATTAATAGTGCTGCCAGCAGTGCTGTTTAAGAAATCTACGCCAACATCACCAGTAATAGAACCATTGTTGTTGATAGTACCATTATTAGCAACCAACACGCCTGGCATACTGTTTGTTCCAGTTGGTGTTGCAGTAATAGAACCATCATTGTTTAGAATACCATGACCATAACCATTTATAATAACACCATTGCCATTAGTAACAGTAATAGTGCCAGTTGATGTATTATTAACTGTTGCTGTGCCTGTGCTGCCAGTTCCATTGAAAGATGCTATGATACCAAATGCTGAATAAGTGTTATTACCATTAGTTGCACCACTGGTATTGGCAGTTATAGTTCCACTATTAGTAATTGTTACGTTGGCACTAGTGCTGCTGCTTTGTTGAGCATTGATACCACTGCCATTATTAGTAGTAATAGTTCCGCCATTTGTAATTGTAGTTGTAGTAGCACTAGTAGCACTAATGCCTGCGTTAGTTCCACCAACATTGATTGTGCCATTGTTAGTGATGCTTGTATCAGTAGTTTGACCCAGTGATGTGGTAATAGTTGTGCCGTTTGCATTAGTGCTAGTAGTAGCAGCAGGCGCACCAGATGGATTGCTTACATTCATAGTAGAATTGTAACCACCTGCTTGACCACTTGTTGTACCACCAGTTGCGCTTGGACCACCACCGTTTTGGTTAGCAACAAGACCTACAGTGCTTTGACCTGGTGTTCCGCTGCTATTAACGATACAAGCATTGCTTCCACCCCATGCACCCTGACAAGCACCAAAGCCTGGACTTGCTGACCAACCTTGTGCTGTAATGCCATTGTAAGGACCAAACTCTGGATTATAAACTAAGTTATTTCCACCATTGAGTGTTAGAGTTGGCGCACGATACCATGGACCATAATCGCCTGCCCAATAGCTGCCATCAATACCATACATAGATACTTTGGCATATGCTACAGTAGCACAACTACCACCGCAATTAGTGCTGCTGACACTTAGTGTTGTCCAAGGAACAGCAGGATCGATTTGTGGATTACCGCCGAGTGCGGTAGGATTAGGCAAGTTACCACTGTAACTAGTATTAACAGTAGATACCAGTTGGTTATTACCATTATAAAATTCTATTTTTACGTTTGCAGTATCACTTTGTCCTGCACGACCGCCGCCATTATGGGCTAGGACACTAAAAGTAAATGTGCCACCTTGTTGCATAGTGCTATCAAATACAACACTTTGACTAATTGTTGTTGTGACATAAGCAGTTGCAATACTATTGTAAATATTATCTGCGTGTGCATTTGAGGCTGCAACAAAACCTACCATCGCAGCGATGGCTGTAATAAGTTTTTTAAACATAATTTTCCCTTGATTTGATTGATATTCGTTGAAATTGTTGAATATAATTGAATCGTTGAAAAACTATGTGTAATTGAATGTATGATATTTAGCCCAACATTTATGACATTCCTGTTCCAATAAATATTATTATAAGGGAGAATCAATTATGTTAAAAGACCAAAGCCTACCTGAATTAGCCGTTACTATGGCACAAATTGCCAGTGATGCATACAAAGATAATTATTTTGAAGTATTTGATAATCTTGGTTTTACCAAGTATAAGTTTCTGGATAACGAAGGCGCACAAGGTTATGTTGCAGCCAGCAAGAATGAAGTAATTGTTTCTTGCCGAGGCACACAGCCAACACAGCCAAATGATTTACTTGCCGACCTTGATACTATTCCAAAACGTCACGGCAAAGGATGGGTCCATGAAGGTTTCCGTCGTGAAGCACGTAAAATTCTTGACCAAGTTTTAGATTGGGCAGCGAAGAATAAGGGCAAAGATATATATGTTACTGGTCACAGTCTTGGTGCTGCAATGGCACTTTATATCACCCAAGAACTAGAATTTGCTGGATATCCGCCAACGAAACTTATGACCTTTGGACAGCCTCGTCTTGGAAATGCTGATTATGTTGCAGATATTAAAACTGACCACTATCGTTTTGTAAATTGCAATGATATGGTTACGCATGTGCCACCGCCAGTGCTGCTATTCAAGCATCATGGACAACTATGTTATATCAATTTCTATGGCAACATTCGTCCGCTAAGCCGTTATCAACGCTTCAAGGATAGCATGAGAGCGCATTGGCGTTGTTGGAAGAAGGGTCAGTTGTTTGATGGCTTATATGACCACAACATGGGTCTTTATATTGAAAAATTGACCAATATTCGTGATACTGGTCAAAGTATTAATTAATTTGCATCCGTATAAAACCAATGGTGTCCTATCTTTTTAATAAACTTGAACTGTTTATTCTTAAAGGGTTTATTATTAAAGTATAGCGCACCATCGGTTGGATCAACCATATAGGTTGAATACAACACCATCATCGCAATGCTGTAAAAATCATTGCGGTCATCTACTTTTTCTATTGGTTTAAATGGAAAACATATAAAAGTAAATTGGCAATCAAGCCCATGTCTTTCATAAACAATCTTACATGGTGAGTTAGGAAACTTGCCACTCTGCAATCTGTTACGAATTACCCACGCAATAGCAACTTGTCCTTGATAGTCTTCGCCACGAGCCTCATTATAAACGGCTTGTGCAACACACTCGCTAGGATTTTCCGCAACAATAGGTTTTTGGGGTTTGGGGTCTTTGGCTAAAACAGGATAACTCACTGTCAAGAGCAGCGCCAAAGAGATTATAAATTTTTTCATCGCCCTCAATAAAAAAGTGCAACCATTTCTGTTTCTAGGCTGGTTGCCCACCCAATGAATTACGCCGCTAGGCGCATTTCAAATGGAGCGTTATCATTCGCTGCATTTACTTTTTTTGGTCTATAAAGCAACCAACCTACTATCTACTTCAACCCTTTCAACGTCAATCGATCCCTTGCTGGCCCATCAAAGATACATCGGGTGTTCGGAAAAACCTATTACACCATATTTGTTCCGACTATGGAAACCAATGTATCTGTGGTGGACCAGGAGGCAGTCGAAGCCTCGTCTTGCCCGCCTATTAGTTGCTATCAACGATAGTATATTATTTATAGCATAGGATTTTTATTATGTCAAGATTTTATTTGTTATTTGTGGAGCAGAGATAAATAAATGTGGAGCAGAGTTATGGCAAAGATTTTATTAAATTGTAAGAATTGTGAAAAAGATTTTTCGTTAGACAAACGAGAACATGACAGGCATGTTAAAAAAGGAAGAGATTATTTTTTCTGTGGGTTATCTTGTTCTACCTCTTTTAGAAATAAAAATCTATCACAAGAAACACGACAAGAAATTAGTAAGAAATTGAGTGATAAATGGAAAGATAACAAATATGGTATAGGAAATGCCAATAATAAGAAAGGTGATTTTACTTGGTTCCTGAACAGAGCAAGGCAAAGAAAGAAGGAAATGGATATTGATGAAGACCATTTGAAGTCTATATGGACTGGATTCTGTGCTATATCAAATGTTCCAATTGAAATGAAACATTACAAAAATAAAACATTCTTAACAACTGCTTCATTGGATAGAATAGATTCAAGTAAAGGTTATATAAAAGGCAATGTTCAATTTGTTGCGTATGGCATGAATCTTGCAAAAAATAACTTTACAGATGATGAATTAAAAAGTTTTATTACTTTAATAAGACAACATTGATAAGGGTTATGTCAAGAGTTATTTTGTTTGTCCATCAGGACCAGCAGAACCCCATGCATTATTAATGTTACGATCCATTTGAGTATTGGTAACATTCAGAATAGAGTTAAACGCAGTGCGTAATTTGTCCATAAACTGTGGCAAAACTGCACTTCCCAATAACGTAGAAGCTAAACCTTCCACATTACTTGGAGTAATTTGTGCCAACATTTCTAAAACGCCATATACCATTTGATCAGTAAAGAATGGCGTGTTGAACTTTGTAGTTCCGATATTGCCATACAACATTTTATTGATAATAGAGAAAAGTGTAGCAACAAAAATATCATTATTGGTAAGTGCCAATCCATTTTGGTCAAGGGTAGCAAATTGATTTTGCACACCATTTAAACCAATAATATATGCTTTGTTACCAACCACGATAGTATTTCTATTAATTGCTTGTTGTAAAATGCTTAGACCTATATTTTCACGAACTTCTGGCGATGTATTTGCCCACTGTAAATCATAATATGTTTCGTCAGCTTGTGCAGGCAACATTTCTGCTGGGTTATATCCATTGCTAATAAGCAGTTGATTGCGCAATTCAACATACGTATCAGCAGGTGTTTGCGGAATAATTTGATCTGTTAAGTTTTCTGGCACATATGGTACATTGCCAGTATAAGCGTCTAAGTAGAAACTAGCAGGATCACGATAGTATTTGCTATGCGGCAATCTAAATCGTTCTACATTAACGCCAAGTGGTTCAAGTGCAGCAGCATTGCGACCCATGCGCATTGCGCCCTTAATAGCATCGCCATAGATATTATCGCTTGCTACACGCTCCAAGTAATCACCAATTTGACCATAGCCAGTCTGCAAACCATGATAAGGCAAGCTATCAGCAAATACATATGCATTTACTGGACTATTGCTTACTGGCTCAAACAGATTGATTCCCCACGTACTAATATGATGATTTTCTTTTAAAATTTGTGCGCAACTTGCTGCATGTCCTGCTTCACTTGCTTGTAGTGCTGCTTGAATTGTAGGATCAGGATTATTCTTAATAACTGTTAGTTGTGCCTCAATAGCAGCAACCAAGGCATATACAGCAGAATCAAGTGTTGTATAAACAGTGCCGTTTATGTTAATACTATCTGCAGAAGCAGGTTGATCGCCACTTGCTGCGCTGCCAGGTACATGATAGCCACCAGAAAGTAAAATTTGTAACTGCACAATTAAACTGTTTAATAATTGACCGTCCGCAGTTGCCATAACTTTATTGTTAGCATCAATAATATAAGGAAGTGTGTCATTATGCACATAACCAGCGGGCGTTCCAACAAAATCAGCCATAGTTAATTCACCGATGCTTCCACCACCATAACCATATGTTTGATATAGTTTATCTGTTGCGCCACTATACATTGGAGTGCTCATTTGACTTAAATGATTTAAGTCAATGCCAGCATCAGTTTTAGATAGTGCAGTGCCAACATCATTAAATGTTTTTGAACGAGTTATGCCCAAACTTAACATATGCTGACCCAAATCTGCAAAATTTTTACTTGGTCCAGTAGCGGCAAGATCAGGACACATATGATTAATATCAGTTAGCTGACCTAGATTGTCTATCGGCACACCAATATTAAATTTTGCGCTTACTGCACCAATTGCTGCCTGATCAGTAACATTGTTTAATATTTTCTGAACAGCCGCATCGTGTGCAGGATTATCGATACCAGCAACTGGCAAGCCTGCACTTATTACACTATTAGTAATACCTGTAACTTTGCCCAAGCCTGCATTAATAATTTGGCTAGCAACATTTGATGGTTGTTGCAATCGTAGTAGGCTACCAGTTGAGAAATTTCCAAGATTTTGCATGTTAGAAGCGGCTGCTGGTATATTGCTGCTTAACGCACTCATACCAAAACTAACTACTCCGTTATTATTTGCAAAGTTTGCACCAAGAGCACCAGGTCCATTTGCACCAAAACACAAACCGGCAGCTTCTGATGCTGCACCAATCATGCTGTTACTAATACCACCATACGCACTACTAATACCAATGTTTTGCATAAACTGATTAGCGGCACCAAAAGAAGCACCGCCTATCATATTGTTTGCGACACGATTAATAACGCCATTCAACCCACCGCCAGCGGCAATTTGTTGCATTGCATTTGGAAGAGCAAGTGGATTTTGTAATATTCCGTTAAGTGGTCCCAATAAACCACCAACTGCGCCATTTACTGCACCACCAAGAATGTTAGTAATACCACTTGGCAATACACCAGTTAAACTTGGTAAAATACCGCTACCCATGCTGCTAAGTGCTTGCATTGCACCACCAGTAAGTTGATTAAGCGGACCTGCAGCCTGACCTAATAAGCCACTAAGACCACCACCCAAGACATTACCAAGTGAGCCAAATGCTCCACCAATCGCACCAGTGATACCTGTTGCTCCTAATGCACTTGTCAAGCCACCAAGGATGCTGTTTAAACCTAACCCTAAACCACCGAATAAACCAGCGCCAGCAATTGCACCAAGGATGCCCATGCCAGCACCAGCACAACCTGCGCCAGTACCAGGCGCAGCGCCTCGTGCATTTTGTGGTAAATTAGCAGCGGCACCACCTTTAGAAACTTGACCGTTATATGTTCCATTAATAAGTGCTGCTTCATCTGCACGGCGACCTGGATTACTGCTTAACGCACCAAGCTGACCAGCCATTTGATTGCCATCACCAGTTTGCGCAGCAGCAACAGCATCACTTAAACATGGACTATTAGGACCATAATTATAAGCAGCATCAACATACGCTGCTTGTTGTTCTGGGGTCATGCTATCCCATGCAGGACCAATACGATTAGCAATAGCAGGTGCATAAGTGCTTTGAATCTGATTCTGCATTAATGCTTGTGCATCACTTTGACTTATTGATTGCCCAGGCGTAACAGGACTGCCATCTAAGTTATAGTGATTGCCGTATCCAATAGCATAACCATTGACATCATAATAGGGTGTAGAACGAAAACCTTCATGCGAGGCAATAAAACTAGCGGTAAGTGTAGGGTCTTTAAGTGTTGCCATTTTTAACTCACATTTGTTCTGCTGTATGCAGGCGGTGACCAAGCAATATTACCAGCTATATATGTATCTGCGACTGCATTTAATAAACCTGGTATTGCAATAGGTGCGCCTGTTGTAACCAATTTACGCAAACCCGTAGGTTCTTTGCGAAGATTTTTATCTTGATTACTGCTTAAATTAATTTCACTGCTTTGTTGTAGCTGTGTTAGTGGAGTATCTTTACTAAAATATTCTTTAGCAAGTACTGGATTATCAGTTACACGATGTACTGTGCCACCCAATCTACTCGCAGCATGATCTGCTGCAGTAAGTGGTACCAAATTAGTAACATCTGCCGTACCATTAAGCGCAGCGTTTTTAAGTTCGCTTCCATTATGTAAAGCATCTAATACATAAGAAGCATCTGTTCCAAATACATTTTGATTAACGTCAAAGTCAGATACAACATAACCAACGCCACTTGTGCTAAGTGTGCTGCCTAATGCATAGCTATTGCTTGCAACGTTGCCAGTTTTTTTATAGATGCTTGCTGGTAAATTAACCAATACACCAGTTACACTATCACGGATTGGTGGATGATAATTATTAACTACTGACACATTAGGTATTAAACCGCTGCGTGTCCAATTAAACATTTGTGTATTAATTGTAGTTAAACCTTGAAATAGATTAGGTTCGGTAAATGCTTGACCGCTACCAAATGTACTTGTAGAATATGTTAAAGGAGTATTATAAAATTGCAAGTTAGAAACATTTGCTAAACTATTTGCAGCAAGATAAACTTGTGTATTGCTTATGATTAAATCAACTACACCAACAAATGTATTGGGACCAGCACCGCTATTTGCTATCCATAAACTATCACCATATTTAATTTCGTTCGGAAAATGTGTGCCGCTTCCACTTACTATTTTACTTGCAGTGTTTGCCGTAATATTTCCAGTCGTATAATACGTATAAGTGAAAGCATTGGCGCTTATTGGACGATATTTAAATACAGCATTGCTAATATTAATTGCACTGTTTGTAGTAAATGTTGCAAATGTATTGCTTACTACTGTAGAAATATAACCAGCAAAATTGCTATTTGTGTTACCTATTACTGCACCTGGTTTTAACTGTGTAAGAAAAGTTGTGCCACTTCCATACACATTTCCGTTTGCAGTATAGACAGTAATATTTCCTGTTCCGTTTGTGTAACTTCCCAATGACATTACAATGGACCTATTAAAACATCAGATTCAAATGGTATCATTGTGTGACCACAACTATCAAGCACACTTAAGTAACCTAATGGCCGACCACCTACAATTATGCTTGGAGTTCCCATTATAATTGGATTAGGTGGGTGAGGATGCGGACCAAAACCAGGATGGCTTGTTACGTAATCACCAATTCGACTAGCAGGTCTGCCATTGATTAATACACTATAGTCGCCCATAAAAGCAACACCACCTACAGTATTTGGACTTCCTATCTTTGTTGGAATAGGCATTGACTCTCCTTTAGGCAGTAGCCAGTGTCAGTCCTGTTGTTTTAGCAAGATACTGAGTGGCAATATCACTTTCGGTTCTACCAGAAAGAACAACTGCTCTTTTATTTAACACAATCGTATCCGTAGGTCCAACGCTATAGATTGCTGGTGCTAATCCAAATCCACCTTGCGGAGTGACAATCATAACTAGCGGCTTTAACAGTGTGTAGGTAGTAGCATCACTTTCACTAACACGGCTAATAATTTCTTCACCAGTGACAGTCTTAAATGTATAGACAGTATTCTTGTCGGTCTTATTGATTAGCATTCTTTCTTTCCTGTAATTCGTTGATAGACAATTTACTTAGTCCGCTATAACCGCCCTCTACTAAAAGTTTTTTATTGTAATAAATCTGCGGCACAGTCTTGTGACCTTCGGCTACTAACCAATCACGAACACCCTCGTCATTGATATGAACTTCGGTATATTCTTCACCCCAACTGTTTAGAAGGTGCTTTGCTCCGTCGCAATATGGGCAGTTATCTTTTGTATATAATGTAATCATTGATTATTTCTTTTATAAACTAAATCCGTTAAATGAATTACTATCAACATCTTGTTTGGTGCCGCCGATAACATATGATGAGATTTCAGTTTCCTGTGGAGCAACCTGAACTTCTGCGCCAGCAATCCACTTTTGTGTCCAAGGTAACGGATTATTCTTTGTAGGATATGGCTGACCAAGACCAACTGCTTGCATACGCTTGTTGGCAATAAACTCAACATATTCAGCAAGTAGTTGATAGTTTAGTCCAATCATGGAGCCATCCTTGAACAAATATTTTGCCCATTCTTTTTCTTGTTTGACTGCATCATCAAACAACTTGATAGCATCTTCACGACATTCTACTTCAATCTTGGCATAATCAGGGTCATCTTTTGGCAAAATCTTCAAGAGCGTTTGTGTGCCAGCAAGATGCAGATTTTCATCACGAGCGATTAACTTAATAATCTTTGCATTGCCTTCCATCTTTTTCAATTCAGCAAATGCCCAACTACAAGCAAATGAAACATAAAAACGAACACCTTCAAGAATATTAACGCTCATAAGTGCAAGCCACAGTGCTTTCTTGTGCTCATATGAATCATAACCTGGTCTAGGACCAACACCATTAATGGCAAGATCATTGTTCATGTTAATTAGATTATCATATAGAGCAGTAATATCACCAGCACAATCAACAATTTCTTGAATATCCATCATCTCATCAAATATCTTTGATGGATTGGCATACACATTGCGAATGATATGTGTATACGAACGAGAGTGAATAGTTTCACTGAATGTCCAAGTAGTAATCCAAGTTTCCAATTCGGGCAGCGAACAAATAGGACCAAATGCTACTGCTGGCGCACGACCTTGCACACTATCAAGCAGAATTTGGCGCTTTAAATTACTTGTAAAGATATGCTGTTCATTCGCCGTCAAGTCTTTGAAGTCCTTGGCATCACGAAGAATATCAATTTCTTCGGGTCTCCAAAAAAATCCTAACTGGCGGTCTGTAAGTTTATCAAATTGTTTATATTTTAAGGTATCATAACGCTGAATACTGACACCACCATGTGGATCAAGGAACGCAAGTGATTTAGTATGATCTGTTTTATCGTTGGCATCAAATACTGTACTCATTTTACATATCTTCCTTTTTCATCTCTATTATGTTTCATTCTACCTTTATACCATCCTTCTGGTTGACTTTCCATATATTTTTCTTCTGTGCCATTATTATACCATTTTTTACCAAGAGAATGTTTAGAATGATTGTTTTTAACTTTTTCAATCATTGCATAACTGTTGTTGCCTATGTATGGAATTGGGTCAATGCCATTTTTATAAAATTTTAAGTAAAGATGTCTAGTAATTCCAGTTTCTTCTTTAAGTTCTTTATATCCCTTATACATTTTTCCATTATATTCTATTTCCAACATTTTTGCAAAACCTAAATTATTTTTCCATTCCTTGCTTTTTATTATACCTTTACGTGCCTTACTCATTTTTTGTTTAGCAGCATCGGTATGCTTGTATCCAAGATTATCTATTTTGACTCTTTCGGCGTGTTTGCGTCTTACCCATCCATAATTTTTATTATTCCTATTTGCCATCATATTTGCGGCATATAGTAATTTTATATTATCTGGATACATTTTTAATAACAATAAATGTGCTATATAATGTTCCTCTGCGGTTAGCGCCACAAGATTATCCTTTATATCAGTCCCGCCCATACATCTAGGAATGATATGGTGATTTTCAGTGTATGTTGTAAGAGAGCGATTTTTCGCTCTCTCTATCAAATTGTTATAAATGGAATAATAGTTCATACGAATCTCCGTCATACGTATTTATATTTATCCATCATACGTATTTATATTGTGCAGGACTCGCATGCGTCTTGATCTTCAAGCGTAGCAAAAATCACTTCCGATGGTTTTTGTTCAACAAACTTATTGACATCAATTTCACCTTGGCCATCAAAATTATTAAAATAATACAAGGTTTTGATACCATATTTGTAACATAACAACAAATGACCAATCATAACACTCATTGGAATCTTTTCATCCGCATAGAATGTTGGATTATATGAAGTATTAGTTGAAATACTCTGATCAATATACTTTTGTAGAACCGCAACTAATTTCAAATAACCTTCTGGTGATTTTTGATCCCATAGAAGTTCATACTTGTTCTTTAACTTACGGAACTCTGGAACAACTTGCTTCAACACACCATGCTTGCTTTGCTTGATAGAAATTAAGCTGCGTGGTGGCTCAATGCCATTTGTAGCATTTGCAACCTGTGCAGATGTTTCTGCTGGCATAAGTGCCATAAGAGTTGAATTGCGGATACCATGTTCACGAAGACTTGCACGAAGTGATGCCCAATCCATACGCTCCACATGTGGCACAAGTTCATCAACTTCACGCTTATATGTGTCAATAGGCAGAATGCCCGAACCATACTTTGTTTCATCGCTCTTTGGCGCAGCGCCACGTTCAATAGCAAGTTGGTTACTTGCCTTGATAAGATAATAAGACCATGCTTCTGCATACTCATCAACTAATGCAAGCGCACGTGGGTCACTATAACTCATGTCATTCTTTGCAAGGAAGTAAGCAAAGTTAATGATACCAACACCCAATGGACGACGATTCATTGTACTTAACTGTGCTGCAATGACTGGATAGTTCTGGTAGTCAAGTAGCGCATCAAGCCCACGAACAGCCAAATCGCACATCTTTTCAAAATCTTTTGGTTCTTTAACATTGCCCCAATTGATTGCGCTTAGAGTGCAAAGTGAGATTTCACCTTCTTCATCAAAGATATGATTTAGTGGCTTTGTTGGTAGTGCAATCTCGGCACACAGATTGCTTTGCTTGATTACAGCCTTGCTTTCAATAAATGCACCGTGCGTGTTGGCATGATCGACATTCATAAGATAGATGCGACCTGTATTCTTGCGCTCTTCCATGAATTGCGAGAACAAATCAATTGCTTTGTAGGTTTTCTTGCGAATCTTTGGATTCTTCTCTGCCTTCTCATACAGTTCCTTGAACTTATCTTGATCAGCAAAGAACGCATCATACAAACCTGGTACATCACTTGGCGAGAAGCAAGTAATATCTCCGCCGCTTAGCAGACGCTCATACATAAGTTTGTTAAACTGCACACCATAATCCATCTGGCGAATACGATTATCTTCGGTTCCCTTATTGTTCTTGAGAACCAATAAGTCTTCTACTTCATAATGCCATAGCGGATAATAAAGAGTAGCAGCACCGTTGCGAACGCCGCCCTGTGAGCATGATCTAACTGCTGCTTGGAACATCTTATAGAATGGAATTAAGCCTGTGTGAGAGGCATCGCCCTTGCGAATGGCACTACCAATAGCACGAATAGAACCCGCTCCAATACCGATGCCAGCCTTTTGTGAGACATACTTAACAATAGCACTGGATGTGGCATTAATGCTGTCTAAACTGTCGCCAGTTTCAATTAACACGCATGAAGAGAACTGACGCTGTGGTGTGCGAAGACCTGCCATGATCGGAGTTGGAAGAGAAATATCATGCTTTGAAATAGCATCATAATAATCACGAACATACTTTAGGCGAGTTTCTTGTGGATACTTGGCAAATAGGGTTGCGGCAATAAGAGCATAAGCAACCTGTGGCGTTTCCATAATTTCACCAGTAACACGATTCTGTACCAAATACTTGCCACGAAGTTGTTCCATAGCAACATAGGTAAGCGTCATATCACGCTCGTGTTCAACGAACTTATTAATGCTTGCCCATTCTTCTTCGGTATAATCGCTTAATAGATTAGAATCATAGAATCCACTTTCTACATTCTTCTTGATAATATCAATTAGCGGAAGTGGATGATAGTCATTATATACTTGCTTGCGAAGATGATAATTTACAAGACGACCTGCGACATATTGGTAGTTAGGCGCTTCTTCGCTAATAAGATCAGCAGCAGCCTTGATTAGGGTTTCTTGTAGTTCGCTGGTTTTAATGTTATTATAAAATTGGATTTGACTACGCAATTCTAATTCACTTGCACTTACGCCGCTTAGATTTTCAGTTGCCCAAAATACTACCTTGTGAAGTTTTTCAATATCCAATGGTTCCTTGCGACCATCACGCTTAATAACATTGATTGGCATTTTATTCTCTCTTTCAAATTTTTAAATTTTTATGTGTTACGATGTTTATGAGTTCTGCCGATTCGGGGACAGAGAGACTATTTACAACCTCGCCTATATTGTAATTAAGCGTATATAATCCGTCTTCACATCGCAATAAATTAAGGTATTCATGATTTTTTCTATCCTTGTAAATCTCTATTTTCATAGTATCACGAAATGGATAAGAAGTATAGTATAAAGTGTAAAACATGCCTAACGCACGTGCTATATCGCAATAATTACCTTCACTGACCAAGGTCCAAGGATCAGGCCAGTCTCTGCAATCATCGTATTCAAGATAATTTGGAATGATTGGGCATTTAGCCCAATCTTTTGCTATAATTTGCAAATGGTTGCTTGCAATATTGCGACGATATTCTCGCCATTGTAATATTCTATATGCAGAATTGCCACTGAACCAGTTATAGCATTTCAAGGTATCTGATAGCATAATTGAGGAGACCTGTTCCATTTCCATCTGATGTATAAGTTAAATCGGTTCCATTGAAACCAAATGTTACTCCAACATCCGAATTTTGAGTGCTATCATCATCTATACTATATACGCCACCACTTGTCAAGCTAAACTTAAATGTTCCACTGCGAACACCACCATTTCGACTAATAGTATAATCTACAAGCAGACCAGCAACTTGACTTGCAAAACTATCATAACCTGTTCCAAGTGCAACACCAGTTTGTCTTGCTGCAAGTGTTAGAGATTTACCATTATTATGCTGTATGCTTCCTAAACGCAGACCAACATTATAATTCCATTCAACTGTATTAACTGTTTCAATGACAATATTCATATCAGTTCTATCAAAAGTATCACCGACGCTAGCACAACCAATTGCTGTACTATCCCAATTAATTACATAAGTTGATGGGTTTGTTGGACCAGTTAAATGATCTCCTACGTCTCTATAATAATTGGCTAAACTTAAGAAATTTGAAGAATTTACAACATATACACCATTAGAATAAATTTGATCCATTACACTATTGCTTAGTGTAACGCCTTTTGAAGAATTACCAACAAAATAAATTCCATAATATAAATTATAAAATGTACAACTGTCGATTAATGAATTACTTGTATTTTGTGATGCTGGCAAATATACACCAGTATTAAATCCACTAAACAAGCAATCTACTAAATTAACATCAGTATTGTATATTAAACTGCGACCTAAAAGTTTTACCGCAGCCGTTGTATTTCCGCTAATAGAATCAGTTGAAGAAGTTACTGCTGCACTTTGTCCTTGAATACGAACATTGTCCAGTGTTACACGACTTGCAGTATCAATAATAATACCATCATTTAAACTCTTTAGTGTTAAATTGCTAATAGTAATATCAGTTGGCAAATTGGCACCGTTTAATCCAATTAAGTTTTGAATTTGTTGCAAGTTATCAGCAGTATACATTACCCACGTAACATAAGGATAAATGTATGGACTTACTGTTTGCGTTATTTGTGTATTATAACTACCTTCACCCATAATTCTTGCAAAACTTGGAACGTTTATGCTGCCACTAACAATATAATTACCAGCAGGAAAATAAAGAATTTTTCTTGCATTTAAACTACCACTGCGGCAATACAATTCATATAATGCACGATTAATTGCCTCAGTGTCATCAGTAACGCCATCTCCCATAGCACCAAAATCTTTTACACTTACAAAATCATCTAATTTCTTTTGTATGCTGCGAACAGTGATACTATTACCATAGGTGTAACTTTGTCCAGTCCATGTAGTTGCATCGTTGCTATAAGATACTTGCCCATTAGTACCAATGGCAGTATATTGTGCATTTAGATAAGCAATGGATGTTATAGTATAATTTAAACTTACAGATGTTCGTTTCCAATATTTAAATTGACCTGTGCTTTTGTACAAATAGCCATATTGACCAGCCATAATGTTTATTGTGCCGTTTGTAGTAATATCATAAATTGCGGGCGCTAATAAATTTGCTCCATAATAACCACTTAATGGAACAAATGTGCTTGAATCTAAACTACTACTATAAGTTAAACCAACATCACCAACAGCAAAGAAATATGTTCCATCATAATCTATGCTTTGTATATCTGCAAGTGTGCCTAGATTTCGTGTTAGCCAACTACTAGTAGTACCAGTAGAACTAACCGCAAATACGCCGTGATCACCGCCAACAACAAAATAACTTGTTTGCGCACCGCCAGGTGGTGTGAATGTTACATAGGATACACTATTCAGATCAGCCAATGACACAGGTGAGCCGCTTGGATTTACTGCGCTATTATTAATCGCAGTTGCCCAAGTAACATAGTTTGAACTGTTTGGACTGCTTATACCAATACCACTTGTTCCAACTGCAAGTGCCAAATATGAACTACCACCTAAGTTTGCTACTGTTACACTACGTAAATCAGCAGATGTTCCGCTGCTTGCAACTGTCCAAGTAGTTATATTAGGCGCAGTAACTACTGTTCCTGCTGCTCCCACTGTAATATATGTTGCAGGATTTGAACCTTTTGTAATAGAATACAAGTTATTTGTTGTATTACTTGTGCGTGATGTATAAGTTGTGCCATCAGTGCTGCTTAAAATTACACCACCGTCACCAACAACTATCCAATAGCTGCCATCATAATAAACATCATTGAGGCTCGTTGTAACACCACTAGTTCGTAAAGTCCAAGATGAATTTAACGCATTACTACTAGTATAAATTCCACCACTTCCAGTAAGAGCATGAAATGTACCAGTACCATTGTAATAAATCTTGGTAAAATTTTCAATACCACTTGCTACAGAGGACAAATAAACTAACGTGCCATTTGTATTCTTATAAACATCACCCCAACTTGTAATGGCATATGTATTAGCACCATTTGTTGTGCTTGAAACAAAAGTATCTATTAATGAACGACGCCAAGTTATACCATCTGTACTGTAAAATGCTTTGTTATTTGCTTTTGTTGCAATGAACGCACTAGTAGATGTTGATGTATCGGTTATATATCGTAATCCAACGATATCATCAAAACCAGCGGTTACAGTAGTCCATCCACTATTTGAAGTTGGATCAGTAGCATAAATTATAGTTCCAGTTGAACCACCTGCAACAAACTTACCGTTACCATATGCGATTGCATTTAATGCAACACTTACACCAGTAGTAACTGGTCCTGTCCAATTAACACCGTTTGCACTCCAATATACACTGCCTTGAAGAGTAACAAGAACAAATTTACTATTACCATAAACAATAGCATTAATATTGGTGTATGAAACTGCGCCGCTAGATGACCAAACCGTACCGTTTGTACTAGAAATAACAACACCATTTGCACCAACAGCAACAAACGTACCATTACCATATACTACATCAAGCAAATCACTAGTTGTACCGCTTGTTGTACTAGTCCATGTTTTTCCATCAATACTTGTTAAAATGTTTCCTCTAGTACCAACTACAACATAAATGGTACCATTATATGCAATAGCATTATACTGCGCACGAGCATTTCCAGTTTGTGGATTATAACCTGCGTCACTATTTTTAAAACTATAGGTATTAGCTAAGTTTAAAATATCGCTATATTGAGTTAAAATTTCTGTATTACCAGCACTTGGCGCTCCATCGGTAACTAATCCGTTACCAATAAACAATTGGCGAGTATCAATACTATAACCAATTTCTGCTTTGCTTAATTGTGGTAGATTTTCGTATAAACCACTGCGGTGTGAAATACGAGAAATTTGAACGATTGCCATGCGGATATCCTGCTTTAAGGATATTTATGGTTTATCCGCATAGAACTCCCAAACTCTATCCCACCATACACTTGTCCAATGGTCAAACTCTTCACCTTTAATAATCCAACGCTGTGGCTCACAATCTTTGGAACACATTAAGATAACAATCTGTGAAATATCGGTACCAAACAACTGATTATGTGCGGCAGCATAGGCAGCACCTTGAATGAAATAGTCCGAAATCCATTCGGTTTTCTTTGGTTTATTAGTTTGCTTATAATCTACAATAGATGGTTTGCCATTATAAACACCTACAAGGTCAGTAGTACCAGCATAAAGTTGAGGATAGTATAGTGCAGTTTCCATGCCCCAATACTCTTGCATCTGACCTTTCATATATTCTTCAATGATAACAGTTGCCATCTTGGCGGCTTGTCCATGAACCATATTACCACCAGTTTTAAGATCACCAAACTCAAGCCAGTTTTCTAACTGCTTGTGCATTGAGGTTCCACGACCAGCAGCTTCTGTGGTAATTTCTTGCGCTTTTGCCACACCAACACGTTTGCGCCACTCATAAAGTGATTTTTTCTTTTCTTCACTTTTAGTCTTATCAAGGATAGTTGTAACACTTGCTACAATATCGCCTTCGGGCGTTTGATATCTACGACCTGCTTCTGTTTCTTTGCGTGTGATTTTTTTATAATCGTATAAAGGATTATGTGTTACCAGGATATTTGCCAAGATATATGTTGTCCATCTGTTGAGATTCGACTTATAGTATATCCTAGCTTTGTGAAGTTGTCAATAACTGTTTGCATTTGCCCACTAGCAAAATTATTAGATGTAATAGTCTGCCAAGTTGAATAATAATTGGCATCAAGGGTCATGGGTGTGCCAACAACAGTATTAGCACCGATTGATGTATATGTATTGCCATTAATTCTGACTGTTGTTTGGTTGTTATCAACCGCATTAATAATATTAATGTTTAACAATGCAAGTTCAGTCTCAACGACTACGCTGTCAATACTTGCAATTCTGGCATTAGTGGCTGTAAACATGTGTGGCGCTCCGTGATTATTTATTTCTTTTTACGACGACCAGCACAGTGAGCCTTTTGGCTAAAACCTTTAGGATGAGAACAATCTATACTGCGCTTGTATTTCTTGCTCCACTTTTCAGTCAGTTCCGCTTCTTTTACAATCTTCTTGTTCTTTTTTACTTTGTATTTCTTGCCATCAACTATAAAATACTCTAGATTATTTTTTCTGGCAGTGTTAAGCGCACCCAAAAAAGCATTGCCCTCTCCAAGACTTAATTCTTTATCGGTCTCAATAGTTTCGGCATCATATAATTTCTGAATTAAACCAGTGTTACGAAGTAGTTTGAACGCTAAATTTTCTACACCAAACTCGCCATTCTTTTCTAAACCACTTTGACGCATATCTTTAATACGTTTTTTAAGTCTTGCAATAGTTTGCGGATCGCCACTCTCAAGTGCCTGTTTAATTTCTTCTTCTAAGTGTTCAAACTTATGTTCAATATTAGTAACATCTGGCTTGGCAGTTATCTTTTTTGGAAACTGTACCCAGTTATCATTATACACACTATAAACACCATTAGAAATGTGTTTATCTTCACTGCCTTGAACATATACTTCAACAGCATGACCTAAAATTGTAATATCGTGTTGATCATTGAATATTACTTTTTTGGCTTGAAAAAGGTCTTTGAGATTAACTTTACAAGGTCCGCTACTGTTAGCAATAAGATGAAGGTCAATATCACTCTTGTTATTATAATTAAAACTAGCATTGCTACCACTTATTGTAATATCAGTAAGTTCTAGGTCTTCTACATTGATAAATTCAACAAATGCTTTTGCAATTTTAAAAAGTGCAAGACGAACTTGTGGTTTTAAATGATTGCCTTCCCATAAATCTGGGTTAAGTTTATCATGAAATGTAGTTAAGGTTTCTAAATCACCTATGCGCATTAAGTATTTATTAGAACTTGGCTGCGCTTTTTGCCATATTATCTACAGTGGCAGATTGCTTTTCAATGTCTGATTTATCAGGTTGTTTGCTGGCTACGCTTTCTTTTCCTAGCACAACATGCTGGTTGTTATAATCACTAATCATTTCACCAATACTAGGATTTGAATTAATTAATTCTTCAAGGTTTTCATAAGAAAAAGAATAGCCAGCATTATTCATTAATTTACTAATGTTGGCCATTGGAATTTGTACGCCTGGTTTAGTCTTACTCTCCAGATATTGTAAAATAGTCATAAAAACACCGGCTTGACTCTTTACAAAATCTGGAGCAACTTCAAGAAGTTTCATTATCTTAAACCACGTCCCATTTCTGCGGGTCCGCCTGTAGCACTATCAACTGCATTTAACTCAGGCTCATTATCATTTTCATCGCCAATAGGAGCATTCATATCAGGAGCAGGCTCGCCCATAGGAGCAGCACCCATATCAGGAGCAGGTTCGCCCATAGGAGCAGCACCATAGACACCACGGCTTGCATTATCAAGAGTATCACGTGCGCCATTAGCAGCATCAAGTAAGCTACCCAATACTTGCTTAGTTGTATCATTAAATGAGTTAGCTTGTTCCATACCAACTTCATCTTTCATAGCACTTACTAGTGCTGGTAGTTGTTCGTTCTGCATCTTGCTGATTTTTTCAACAATGTCTTGAACAGTATCTGCAAGGTCACGAGCAGCCATAGTAACACGTGCTTGCTCAATTTCACCTTCGGTTAGTGCTGGTGGCAACTCAATGCTTTCATTCTTTGCCATCTTAGTAGCAGTAGCATACATAACTTCTTCGCCACGCTTGCCATAACGTTTTTCAAAATCACCCTTCTTGCCTTTAAGTGACTTTGCATAATGCTCACGCTTCTTAAGTTCGCTCGGTGATAATTCACGCTCATTAAGATTTACTGTGCAATAATCAGTAATTGCTTGCATTTTTTCTGCTAATATTGCTCGACCTTGTGCCATTTCGTTTTTCCATGTTTCTAAAATCTTGCCTACCATAACAGCTTCCATATATTGTGGATTGCGTTCGGCATAGTGTGCCTGACTTGATGTCTTAATTGCACGAATCTTTGTGCCAATAGTTTTCAACATCTGATTAGCATCGCTTTCATTTATCTTAGCAAGATTAAGTTGCCATTTATAAACTTTGTCCAATTGCTGATTTAACTCTGCAGAAGATGTCTTTCCGAATTCTTTAACAAACATAGTGTTGTCCTTACATTTAATAGTATTTATTTAATAGAGACGGTTTTTTCTAAAAGGTCTATCTGTTGATGCAGTAAGTCTAATTCGCTATCTACTTTTGCAAGGCGATCTTGCGCAACTGCATTATGCGGGTTGTTTTTTAATCGCATGCGAAAGTGATTTTGATCTGCAAGGTATATATCTAATTGTTTGTCGATTGCTGTAGCAGAACTAATATCATTATATTTGTTCTTTGCAACAAGCGCAGCAGTAAGTATTGCAATACGGCGTTGGCGAAGTGTTGAAATTACCGTATTCTTATTAATTACGGTCCATTTATTATCATTTAATTTTACTTCAACGCCATTGACTACATATCCGCTCCCCACGGATTTTACAATCACTGCGCCCTTGTTAGGCAAGTGATCGTATTCTTCCGTGACGAATTTTTTGATTTTGTTGAGGGTTTTGCTTTCATTAATCATGCTATTAATTTAGCACAAAGCACAACCACTTGTCAATTAACTATGCGTTTTTGCCACATATAATATAAGTCCCAAAAGTGCCGTTAATAGTGAGCCAATAATGCCAATTCCTAAGCCAACGAGTTTTTTATAAGCCAAAGTTTCTTTTTCGATTAACATGTTTTTAATATCGCTGACTATGGATTCAACCTTTGCAAGTCTTAATTCCATAGTATCCATTTTATTATCCATTTGTTCATAACGCTCTGCACAGATATCGACATGCGCTTCTAAACTGGTTCGCTCAATTTCATATGGTTTCTTTGCCATAACAAACTCCGTGCATTGCAAATAATATTTATAATATCAATTATAATAATAAAAAGCAGATATTTTTATTTTCACCAGAAACAATGGTATATTTTTTAAGGTCTTCTACACTTTCTTCGAGACCAGTTATCATTGGTATAAAACCAATTTCATTTTCTAATGATTCTAAGTTATTTTTGAAGTTATCAGAATCAAAATCAAACAACCATACATTATGAAATCCTGTATAATTCTCACCAAATCCAATATCATCTATTTTTCGATATACTCTCGTAGGATATGCTTGAATTGTAGGAATAGATTTTAAACCAATAGCTTGAACTAATGTGTGCCAATTTTTTAATTGATTTTGAGCATAATAATCGCCATTTCTGGTAATATCAAAAAGTGTTAAACATCTAATCATGGTTTTACTTATTGTATATTATTTTAGGCAAAGAAAAAGGGCGGTTGCCCGCCCTTGAACTTTGTAATATATCTAGGATATATTAAGTGTAGCTTAGCTTGAAACCACGGTTAGCGAATACTGAACCGCTGCAATCAACTGCGTTGTTACCAGCAGCAGTTAGACTACGAACAGTTGCCTGAACAACACTTGCAATGCCAGCATCAGTTGATGCAAGACCTTGTGCGCCTTCAAGAAGAAGACTGATGTTACCACCAGATGATGCTTCAACCTGATATGCAAGAACAGTCACGTTTGACTCAATTGCGTTTAGGATTGCAGGAATTGCGTAGTTTACTGCGCTTTCACCACGAATATCTTGTGCTGTGCCGCTAGTGTTAGCGATATAACCTGCAAGTGCTACAGGGAACTTTCCGATAAAGCTAGCACCGATTGCTGTTGAGATAAAACCCTTACCATCACCAACTACACCAGCATTACCATTTGTACGATAAAAATCTGCCATTTTAATTCTCCAAAATTTGCGTTTATTATTACGCTAATAGTATTTATGTTTGAGTTAAAAATTAAGGCGTATATAGTAGATTAACGGCTTTCGTCTATCTTTCGCAATCCACGAATAAATTTAGCAGGTTCTTGCGCACGAATACTATTTAAAAGTCGGCGTTCAAGTTCATCTGCTTCTGGAGTATCATAAGTTTCACGTATTTGATTAATTAGATTGATAGCACTATTAATAATATGGTTAGCACGGCTTTCTAATACTAATCCAGTATTTTTACCAACACTTAAAGTGCTTAGTTCATCTAATATAGAACGTGATTGTTTGCGCAAAATCTACTACTCCGCTATTATTTATTGGAAATTATGCTTGTGGAACTTTTCCGCACATTTTTACACATGTTGTAAGAGCGCCATCTTCGTAGCTATCACGAGTCCAAGCACTTTCAACTTTACTAAACCAACGCATGCATGTTTCTAAATCATATTCGTGCAAACTATACTGTGACACCAATGGTTTAATTTGTTGATTTAGTTTTCCATTCCAACCTTTATCATATTTTTCTGGATTAAAACCCATAAAGCAGCATGGATATACTTTGCCATCTGATGCAATGTATATCGATTTTTGATTCTTAGAAAAACAAGAATATGTTGTACCAGGTACATGTGGCGAGATAAAAAATTCTTTATTCCGATTACTTTTGTCAGCAATAATATTTTCAATTACTGTATCGCCAGCCCAATCGCCCATGATGTGGGATAATTTTCCATCACGATCAAATACTGGACCAACGCATCTACCATCATCTATTAATAAAAAGTTAGCAAAACCTAAACTTTTAGAAAGTTCTCTGCATTGTTCTATTTGGTGTGAATTATGGTCAAATTTTATCATTTTCCATATAGCATGCCCACCATTATCCATAAATGTTTTTGCATTTTGCAAAATTTTATTATAATCAGTATCTTGACGATAAAGATGGTGAGTGTCTTCAAGACCATCTAAACAAAATTGAACTTCTGTATAACTAAACTGTGCCAAGTCTGCCCAAAATGCTGCATTTCTTGCGCTACCATTTGTGCTTATTTCTATTCTTAATTTTTCATTGTGCGATTTAAAATATTGAATAATATCCAATGATTCTAAATTTGAAGTAAAATCACCAAGATTTCCATTGACCAATATATGTTTTAATTGTGAAATAAACTGCGGACTAAAAGATTTTTTAACAAGTTCTAACGAAAGATTTGTTTCTTCGTATCCACTATTAAATGGATAGCCAAATAAATTACGCGGACACTGCGGACAACGAGCATTGCACAGCGAACTAAATTCCATGTGTAAATGGACTACATCTTGTATTGAAATCATGATAGTATTTAAGTTTTCTTTATGTTAGCTAACATTTGTTTTAACTTAGTACTATTGACATCTGAAACTATTTTGCCACGTTCTTCTGGCTCTGCTGCTGGTATCACAGTACTCTTATTTTTTACACCGTCAAATATACTGCTAACTGGCTTCTTAAATGTCATGCCTTCACCATCATCTGGCAAGTCACGGATACGCAAACTATCAACATCAAACTCAAGTTCAACCTTTTGCCCAACACCACTAGATGAACGAGTTTTCATAATCTGTAACTGATATTTGCCATGCTCACGCATACTGCGAGAGGTAAAGATACCAAATAGATTATCAGCAGTGTTAATCTTAGAAATACCACCACTAATGTGACTATGGTCAAACTCTACTTCTTCAACACTCGCACGATTCAACTGTGATGCGGTGACCAATAAAATTTGCATTTCCTTGGCAAAGTTACGAATTTCTTCGGAGACATATTTGTCCTTAACGAACAAATCACTTGGACTAACCTTGGCACTAACAGGCATGAGCAAGTCAAGATAATCGATCATAATAAAATCAACCTTACGACCAGTACGAATTTGAAGTTCCTTTACATAAGAACGAACATCGTTGATATTGCTTTGGGCTGGTAGATACTTAATCTGTAATCTACCACTCTTCTTGCCCATCATGACAACCTTCATATCAACATTATCAATGTCTTTGAAGATATCCTTGCTGGCAATATTGGTTACCATACTATCGATACGCATAGAGGTAAGTTCTTCGCTCAATTCAAGCGTAACATATACACCATTGAGACCAAGTTGCATCCAATTAACTGCAATGTTCTGCATGAACAGTGACTTACCGCTACCTGAACCGCCAGCAAAGATGTTAAGTTCTCCCTTGTTGAACCCACCAAATAATTTCTGATCAAGTGCATTCCACCCCGTCGAAACCTGACCATTGTTATCTTTGATTTTCATCAAACGTGCTTTAGGATCAGCAAAGTAATCGGTACCAAGGTCTTTGGTTAGACTGATTTGAACAGCGTCTTTAATAAGTTTTTCAACTGGACCAAAATCACCTTTCTCTAGCAAATCTGCGGCGGCAAGAATGGCTCGTTCAAGTTCTTTCTGCTTAGTAAAGTCTTCAAACTCTTCCAAAAACCAAGAGGTATGATCATCAGTCATACCAGGAACTTGGGCAAAGGTGTTATTGGTAGCAGCATTAATCTGCTCAACAATAGGCATAACAGTATGCTTTTCACAGTGTTCCTTGATGAACTCTGCTGCACCTTTTAAACTACGGTCAAAATTATTTGGGTTAAAGATGTTTTGGACACGCACATAACTTTGCGGGTCACTTAACATCATTTCAACGAATAACTTCTGTATTGCGCTATCATATGTTTTTGCCATTAGGTAATTATATCTTTAATTTAATCAATTGTCACTATTATTGTTGATCCACAATTTAAATAAAGATGCAAAATCTATGTGTGCCATTTCTGCATAATGTCCTTTTTCAAATTTTTCATAGTTATGCTTGCTTGCCCATTGATTAAATCCTAAATTTTCTGGTAGAAAAAATTTATTTTTGTCAATTTTAGAATAGAAGATATCCGTATCACTGTTAATACTGTTAATATTTTTTCTAATAGTTTCATATTCTGAAAAATAATCAATCGTGCTTGTAAAATAAAACTTTTTGTTCATTAATTTTAAGTATTGTTGAGTCAATAATATATTTTTAAAATATTCATTAAACAATATCTTTTTCTCAAATACTAAAGTTTCATAGACATTTTGTAAATTTTTTAATTTTGATTTGTCTTTGAATTTTTGTGAAACTAGTTTGTATATTTTAAAATCTTGATCATAAAGATTAATACCACTTGGAGAAAAATTTACAGGAAAATTATTTTTATAAAAAGTTATTCTTTCTAAAAATGACCACATAACAACAACTAAATCAATGTCTGTTAAATCAGAAGACAAAATTTTAGTCATTATTTGACCACAACCTGCTCCAGATATTCCGTAATTAAATATGGTAGCATCTTTATATAAATGATTTGTCCAAGTATGATTGCTTGGTTGAACAATGTTGTACAGCGATGCATCTGGAAATTCATCGCCAAACGTACAAGAACATCCAAATGTTGCTATTTTTAAAACCATTTCTTAGATACCAATTGAATTTTAAGTTTGTTAGTTTGCACACTATCTAAAATACTGCGCATCGTGAACAATGTGCCGTATTTTGCAACAGCATCTGCCGTATCTTTAATACCCATTTCCCAATCAGGAAATGCTACGCCCCAACCATACTTTAGCGCAGCCTCTACCATTGCTCCACCAGCCTTGTCACGGTCAGGGACAACAATGATATCACGGTCAAGTGTTTCAATAACTTGAGCCTGACCATCATTGATTTCATTTGAACAAATTGCAAGCGCACCAATGGCAACGGCGTCTAACAATCCTTCTACAACAATACAAAACTTTGCATCTTTAGGCTGTTTATCATATCCCCATATCATATTGCTTGGATAGTTAGAGAAGTATTTTATCTTCTTCTTGCCATCCTCAAACAGCCGACCACTAAAACCCATTGGTCTCTTTTTCCAAGTAAATGGAACAAGCACACGGTTTCTCAATGATGCGTCATCGGTCCAATAAAACTCAGACAACTTATCACCAAACCCTCTAGCATCAAGATAATGAATAGCAGCTTCAAGAGAATTATAATCGTCTTCATTGATATATCCATCATTAAGCCAACTAGTAACAGGACGACCGGGACATGGGTCACGAGGTTCATAAGTTGGCAACTCACGAGGTTCAACCTTTGGAGCATCAGGTGTAGATTGTGCCAATGCAAATAAACTAAGACGAGAAATAGTATCATCGCCCATGCCAAGCCATGACATCCAACGACGCATCTTATATGATAAACGATTACCAGGTTGCCAAGAGGCAGTATAATGACAGTTAAAACAGTGTGCAGTGATACCACCCTCTGGTGATGGCATAATACCACCACGCCCACGAGTATCTACTGCATGACCATTATTATGGCAGCAAACAGCATTGAAACTTATCCAACCGCTAGGCGTGGATTTGCGCTTCCATGGCAGATGCTGCATGATTTGGTCAGTAATTTCCATAACATTAATATAACAGATTTATAACAAAAGTCAAGGACGATATGCGATATAATTTACCGTGCCACTAGTTTGTGTAACCTTAAAACGAACAGCGCCAAACTTACCTTGAAAATTATAATATCGATTGCCAGTTGAATTACTGAATACAGCCGTATTTACAGTTACCCAATTGTTTGCATTACTAACACTTATTGAATCTTGGCTTGCTTGAATATCAATATTGCCAGTAAAGCTATTTGTATTATATTGAACTGTTTGATAAACAGCACGTGATTTTACACGATCTGCTGTAACGGTTGTACTTGTATAGGCAACATTAGTATAGTTAGTACTAACATCATTTGTATAAACAGGAATAGAAAGATTGGCACTTGGAACAAATGCAGGATATACGCTGTCAAGTAATCTTGCTTGACCTTGTGCATTATAATTATCATCACTGAATGCAATTTGTTGTTCGCCTTCTGGACTAGTAATTACTATACTATAATTATATAATCCTGCCGAAATATCATTTAGCAATGTTCCTTCAACCAATGTAGTAGCGGTGCCAGTATCGGTATAAACCATCTGCAGCACTCTACTAAAAACTAATTCTTTTGTTGTCGGATCAATTAGGTTAAATAAAACCGAACTGTCAAGTAGGCTAACAGGTTTCTGATCTTGGTTTTTAATCAAAAACTGAAATCTATTATCTACGCCTTTGTAGATTTGTAATGGTTTTGCATACACTAACTGATTCTCCGTGTGAGGTGTGAAATCACTGTTCTTTACAATATCAATAATTTGCGTATATAAATAACCTATAATTGGCTGCACAGAATGGACTCCTACAATATTTATTATGATTTCAATTGAACAAATGCTTGAAAAATATCCTTTCCTAAGTTATATAAAATACACGCATAGTGACTACATAGGTATTATACAAAATCATGATACTGATATAGTTTCAATCTATGCATTTAATAAACTTCGAACTGAAAAAGATAAACTTGGGTTTCTAGAAGCAGCAGAAATATGGTGGTGGGAAAGCAATCGTCTTATACCAATCAACATATTTTTAAAAGAAACATGGAATCCATACCGTTACAGCACAGTAACGCTAACGTGCAAAGACATAGTTGAACAACAAGGTCATATTGTTTCAATTGCTAAACTTGCAGAACGTCGCACAAAACGCCGTGTATTGCAGTTAGTTAAGCGTCTCTCCTAATAGATTCATATGTACCATTACTAATTGGGCATATGACACCGCATGTGCTTTCTTGAAGTAATATCCTTCATGCGGTTTAATCCAAATTTCTTCTGCAATTTCCTTCCATCGTTTGCCAATAAGATATCGCTTACTTGGGCGAATCAATGCCAATACCATTGCTAGTTTCTCTAGCGTATCGGGAAAATGCTTTTGCACTGTATCAAAATGATTGTTGAGATGCATCAACTTATCAACAAACTCTTTATCTTTAAGCAAATTCCAATCAGGTTCTTTTGCTACTAACTCATCAAGATGCTCATTGCTCTTGACTAAATTATAGATATGCACATTCAACATATCTAATTTCATATAGCCAAGTTCTTCGGCTTCATTATAATCAATATTAGATAATCCTGTTATCGGATTATAAGGAACGGGATTGACATAGACTCCAGTGTTGTGCTTGACAACAACACCATCACGAGTAATGCTCGCAGGAATATGCTTGATAAGTTTCAAGATATCCTCACGGTTTCCAAAGTCTATGTCAATATCCATTTATGCCCATCTCATCAAGAATAACATTCGGTCTTCTTCATCAGCAAATACCAATACCATACCAGTTTGCCAACTTTTATTTCCCCACTTTTCCCATGCAGGCGATACTTCTTTTAAATTAGCATTTACCCATGCTCGAATTTCATTTTCATTTGCTTGCCAAAACTTAACATCAGAAATAACTAACATGCTAAGTCCTTCGCTGCCATTAATGCCAGGTATTGGAGAAGGAACAACAAATCTTTGCTTTTCTTTAGTCATTAGAAATTTGCTTGCGCCAATATATGCTTGGTTAATTCTGCATCAGCAGTATAATCATGCAACTTACGTTGCCAAAACTCAGGATCAATCCATGGCATTAGCAGTGTAACTTGTTCTTCACTTAGCGTTTCAAATTTAGCAATACCATTATCACAGCAATAGATTGCCCAACAACTAACACGACCATTTAAAACATGTTGCACAAAACGATTAGAACTTACCTCAGTAAAGTATGTAGTAATATCATTACCAGTTTCTTCACTCCATTCTTGCATGGTTATGATTGAACGTTCTAGTGCATCACTTGAACTTTCACTGCGCAACAATCCATATAGATATTCTTCATATACCTTATCCTTGCACCAGTTATCAATCTTGATTTGTTTCTTTAACACATAATCCATAAACTGATTAACATTGATTGCACTAATTGCTACACAGTGTCGCCCAAACTTTACAAATGCATTGTAAAAGTTGTTATTACAAAAGTCTGCATAAGTCTTTAACTTAGCAGAGCCTTGCGTAAGTTCATAAAACCGCAACCAAGTTTTGAAACCAATAATAACGCCCTTCTCACCTTGCTGCAAGTCACGACGCTTTGGCTCACATTGATGAACTGCCAATGTGCTTTCGCGCACAAACCCTTGACCACAATATTTGCATTTGTGCTCGCCTGGTTTCATATCACGCCTTGCTTCTTCTGCAATCTTTTGCAATTCACTCATGACCATACTATAGCACACCAGTTATTCATTTACAATATCATTAATAATCTGAGATGCCTCATCACGAGAAATGATATCAAGTTCTGTCCAATAATTTATAAGTTGCTGTTTAACTGAATCATTCATTTCTTTAATACTTCTGTAATGAATTGCTGATACCATTATATCAAACTTATTAGTATAGGTAACATTTAAGAAATCTTTCAATGTCATACTGTCATCAAGAAAATGTAGGTTTGAATCCCATAAACCAGTGCTAAAAGGATTAGTGAAATAATAATATTCTTCTAAACTACCATATTTTGATATAATATATGCTTGCATTAAATAAAATTCATTTGTACTTGCTGGCACAAAATTACCAAAAAAACTATCAAGTTCTAAGTTAAAATTCTGCACAAGTACTGATTCTAATTCTTCAAGAGTTTGTTTCTTAATTAAAAACGGTGTATTAATAGACATTGTTGGAGTATCAACTGATACATTGAATAAATCAAATGCATATTTTTTAATAGGATATTCTGGTAACGTGTCTTGGGTTATTGTGTGACTATAGCAAGCATGAAATTTATTATCTATTACAAAATCTGCGCTCGTGATGTTACGTATAAAGAAATTTTTTGAATCAAGTATTATAATATTTTCAGCAGTACATACTTGATGTGCAGATAATTTCAAAACTTGTTGTCGCACATATCCATCTATCAACCTGCCATTATATAAATCTTTATAGTTGTAAAATTTTATCCGATCATTAAACATACCAAAATTTAATACTAGTAGTTGCGCATCACAATTATTAACAATATGAATATTTGTTATTGGTAAGTTCTGACAAAATTTACCAATACTATTGGCAAATATTTTTAATAGTGGATAGTCATTTTCGTATGCTACGACGAATAAATCAAACATGATTTTTCACATCATTTATTATTTTAGTTGCTTCATCGCCATAACATAGTTCTAGTTCAATCCAAAAATTTTTTAATTCAGATAATAGTTCCTCAGACATTATTCTAATAGACCTATAATGCACACTACTGCAAAAAATTCCACCAACCCAATCTAAAAATGCGGCTTGCATTAAACTTTTTCTAATTTTAACTTCTGTATGTGGAATATAAGTCCAATGAAAATCTTCCCAATGTTCAACATCTACTGGCCATATTCCAGTGCAATAATTTCCTTGCTGCGGAGTATCATCTGTAAAAAAGAAATATTCTTTAAAATCACTATATTTTTTTAATATGAAAGATTGGATTAACATAAACTCATTTGTTTTATTTGGAGCATCGTATCCAATAATATCTTGTGGCAAAAGATTAAAATTTTCTTTAATGTAATCTACACATTCTATTAGAGTTTGTCGTTTAATAAAAAATGGTGTTCGCAACATAATTTGCTGACTATTGGGCGGAAGTTCAAATAATTTGTGCGTGAATATTTTATTTTCTAACCAAAATTCTGGAGCAATATCATATACTGCTCGTAATTTTCCTTCACTATTCATTACTTCTTCTAATCTGACAGGATTAATAAAAAAATTCTTAGCATCAAGAATCATTATATTTTCACTGTGACATAATTTATAAGCATATAATTTTAAAATTTGCTGAACATTATATCCATTTACCCATGGACCATCATATATTTCACTGAAATCATGTATGCTTATGCGTTCATTAAATGAACCAAAATACAATCTCATGCTATTAATTGCATCAGACATATTATTATTTTGATTATTGCTTACAATTACAATTTGGTTGAGCGGAAATTTATTGCAAAATTTATTAATGCTTCTTCCAAGAACTTTTAGCAGAGGAAAATCATCTTTGCATACAACAACAAATATATCAAACATGCAATATTTATTTTGTTATTTCATGCAATACTTTGGCATTATTCAGTGCATCTATAACACTTAGATTGTTGCTTTTGAACACTGGACCCCATTCTTTCCAGAACGTAACCAATTCCATCATTTCCATAGAAAACCTAATATCAATATTTTGACCGCCGTGTGTTTCTTGGATGTTGATATAACCAACATCGCCAGCATTTGTAAAAGCGCCTTTAATTGTCATTTCATTGCATCCTTGATTTCTTTATCGTTCCAACCCAATTCTACCAACATTGCCTTAAACTCGACATCAGGAATACTTGCCGCCATTAACTCACAGTCGTCAAGTTTATATTCTGGATAAAGTTTTGCAATAATATCTGCACGTTTATTCTTTGACTTACGTGCGCTAAACGCCATCCACTCATGACGATGCTTGCCCATGTTGGGGCTTACAGTGGTCAGCAACAGCCATTGTAGTTTAGGATGCTTACCAAGATCAAAGAACCGTTTATTAACACGCTCGTTCATTGCTTGCAGATAATATTGCTGCAACATAGGCTCACCGCCTACCGCACTGCCCCAACGCAACATAAGATAGGTAGAGAACTTCTTGCGTTCTTCATCCGTCAATTCATCATAGAACTCACGATTGCGCAAATCAAGCTGTGCCATCTCATAGCCAATGTCAAGTTTATTAACCAAGGATTACTCCTCTCCATTTACCTTTTTCAGTTGGTGAAACCAGAGATGCTGTCATCATCTTGCTTTATTTCTTCACTTAACTGATACATCACATGCAATTCATCAGCAAGTTCTTTTAGCGTAGGATTGTTTTCAGTTGCACGAAGAATTGCCATCCACCTGGCAGGTCCAATGTTGTTTTCATATGTGCTCATGCTACTACTCTGTGTCGTTGCGTTTCCCATAATATTATCCTATCATATAATGTTCTGGATGTCAATAGTCTCACTTGCACGAGAAATTTCTTTAACAAAGTATGCACATACTGGCTTTGGTCCATCACTTAATGGCACACATAATAGCTGTCCATTTTTTAATTTAGGAAAATACCAACGCACATCTTGATATACATCTTCAATTTCAATATTCATAAATGCTGCACGAAATGAACTAATTGGATTAAATGTAAATGCTTGGAATCCACGATCATTAAGTTTTGTAAGTGGTAAGGCTTCTAAATCGCCAATTTCTGCTTCACCAATAAGAATACGCCAATTATATGGCATCATAATTCTGTGTTTGCCAATCTTTAACACAAGTGCAGGATCATTAAAGCTTTCTAAGAAAACCAATGGCAAGAAATAATAATCTGCTTCACTTGGATTTGAATTATCCAATACACAGAATCGTAAATCATCTACCTGTTCTGGCAAGTTATTCATTTCAAAGACAGTGTTATCTACTGTTAGTATTCTCATATTAAATTTCTACCTTTTAAGTTATCTAAAATAAATGTGTTAATCACATTTGATAATTGTTCGCACTCTAATGGATGTGCAGCTAAATGCCATTTACCATTATAGTAATCTATGTCACGAATAGGAACTCCGCAATCATGTGTATGTTGATTCATATAAAAATCAAATAATCTATAAAATCCACTATCACTCGCTATATCAGCCATCACAGGAAAATTATGTTCTTTAAAATGAGAAAAATCTCCAGCGGCTTGGTTCCAAATCAAATAATCATGTCCGTTATTTTTTAACCAACCAGCAGTCATAGCAATTTGTTGTAGGCTTTTTTCAATAAACAGCGCACTATGATTTAACGTATTATAAAGATAATCTTTAAATAAATTTAGCAATCTATCATCTTCGGCATTTTTTTGAGATTTATTAAAATTGTGCTTGTCGTCATCACCAACTATATGATCATAATTTAGTGTAGCCCACATACTTTTTCTTGTTATAGGATCGTTATATGGAACATCTAATCGACTTGGGAATGATAATCCCCATATGATTAAACATTTTGGAAGTTTTGCAATTTTATTATAGATGTGATTTATAACATATTCATGCGCACTGCCACTGCGATATAACATAACAGGTTCTGCACCAAGCTGCTTACACAATTCTAAATGACCATTAGAATCAATGTAGCAACGCATATAACTATCACCGCAGAATACTACATGACTATAACTCATTTATAGATACTCTTTTCTTGTGTAAATGGATAATTGGCTTCTTTATAAAACTGTTTGCGTTTTGTTAAATGTCGTTTGGCAAACTTACAATCGGCAGTTAAATCCCAGATTTGAACAAAGTCTTTATCTTCTGCCTTACGAATGCCACGACCGATAGACTGAATGACACGAACGAATGACTTGCCAGGTTCAATAAGAACAAGGTTAAAAATACGAGGAACATTAATACCAACTGCAGCCACGCCATAAGTTGCAACAATGATTTTATCACTGACGTTAGCAATCTCATCATAATGTTCTTTACGCTTTGCATTTTTCATGTCTCCTTGAACAAACACACTATTAGGCAACCGTGCAACAAGTTCCTCACCACATTCACGGCGATCTACTAGCACAAGTGTGTTTCCTGTTTTAATAACTTCGCTAAGAAAACTTGCCATGTGGTCAAGGCGATCTTTATTGGTTGTTAGATATTTTAATTCTTCTTGATAGTTTCTAAAGTCGCTATGTTCGACTGTCTGCACAATATTAACGTGACAATTAGATAGAACTCCACGCTCTTGTAATTCACTTGCAGTGAGTTTCCCAATGACCTTACCAATGGATACCAGCAAGGCTACCTTTTCAAATTGTTCTTTTGGAATAGTTCCTGTTAATCCCCAGCGAATAGGAACATCTGCAAACTCAGTGGTAAGCAATGCTTTAAGAACTTCTGCTTTTGCCTGATGAGCCTCATCAACAATTACTGCTGCAACATTAAGCATCATAGTCCATTCATTACCTACACCCTTGGTACCTTTATAAAGGCTATTGAGGCTCTGCCATGTGCAGATAGTATGTGTGCGACCTAGTTCCTTGCGTTCGCCAAAATAAACGCCAACATCTAGTCCAAGATTTTTATAATCTTCTTCTGTTTGCAGAACTAAACTTTTGCTTGGAACAATAACGATAGTACGTCCATATGGTTCAACCATGAGGCTTAATGCTGCTGTCATAATGGTTTTACCAGCACCTGTTGCAACTTCTTGCATACACTGTGTATCGTTTAAGAATTCATTAATAATGTCAATTTGGTAATCACGTAAGACAATTGGTTGCCCCACATTTGGATGATTTTTTGGCCACGTCTTGTGTGCAAATGTATTTTTATCTACTTGCGTAAATTGAAATGATTGTCGAGATGAACGATTATCTTCTATTTCAAATTCCCAATTACGCTCACTGAGATATTCAATAATTTCTGGAAGTAAGTTGATATAGGTAGAACCACCTAATTGAAAATACGCAACCTTTCCATCCCAACGTCCTAACCTAACGCTTGGTAGATGGCGAGCATATGGAACTTCATACTTGAATTTTGCTACAAGCCTACGGCGAGTATCTGCATCAAGTCCTTCTAATTTACAATTTACTTCGTCTCTGATAATTATTTTGCACAACATTTATCTTAATATACAGGGTTGTTTAGTATAATGCAATAAAAAAACAGGGCAAAAGCCCTGTTTAAGAAAGTTATTTGGTTTTCTTTTCTAATATTCGTTGGATGGTAACTGTTCCACCCATACCATATTGCATTTGAACTAGTCGTCTTGCGCTACTCTGATCATTTGCATTTACGGTCAATTGAAACTGTGCAGTTGGTTCATGTGGTTTTGTCACATAACCTTTGATATCATATGTCTTCATGCACCATTCCTCATAATCGTTACTTCTGCAACACGCTGCCAGCGATTTGGCTGCGACTTACGAAGGTCTGCCAACTTAAGTGCAGTACGCAGTGACATTTCACGGAACCGCTTAGAGTTGTCCTTCATAAACTGCAAAATTTCTTTTTCCTGTTCTTTGGTCATATCATAACCGCTAAACAACTGTCCGCTTTCTGCAATCTGCCGAATACGAAGATATTTATCGTGTTCAGTATCCATTGTCAAATCAATATAGTGGCAGCGAGATTGCAACGCACCAAGATGGTCTTGCAGCTTCTTAGAACGGATATTCTCAAACTTCAAGTTGGTGATGAAGATAACGCCACCCTTGAAATCAAACTTATTAGGGATGCCTTGCTTATGTAGCAGATTACTATCGGCGTTCCAATGGATAGTACGCTTCTTACCACTGTCAAGTGCTGCTTTGAGAATGTTAAGTGACAATTCGTCCATGAGAACGCTATCGCAATCATCAAACACCAACACACTGCCAGCATCACTGAACTCATACAACTTAGCATAAAGACCAAGTGCAGTCATAGCACCCTTGACAACCTGATACTTGACCTTACCAGCAACTTCGTCATAAAGAGAATGCTCGTCTAATTTTTTATGAACACCATAAGATTTACCAACGCCTGGCGGTCCTACCACGATCATAGCACGAACATCGCCTTCCTTTACGGCAGTGGTCATATCTTCAAGAATTTCAAAACGCTCGGCAATACGAGCCATAATTGCTTCATCATTCATGCGAGCCATGGGAATACCCTCTGTGTTTGAGCCTATATCTTACAATAGCATAAATACTCATGTTGTCAAGCATTATTTTGGAGAAAAATTGATGAAATTTCAGAGAATTGAAATACGAGAATTACAAAATCCAGATCAAAACCCAACAATTTCTACTGGTTTGAGAGA